TAAAGGCAGAAGGTTTTAGAGTCCTTCCAGCTAAAACTAATAATGTATCTGCACGATTATCTGCGGTAGACGATTTTCTTATGAGGCAAGTTGACGGGGATGCTGCGTTTTTAGTAGACCCTAGATGCACACGTTTGAAAGCAGCGATGATGGGTGGGTATAGATTCCATCGCAAGAATGGTAATATAGACAAAAACAAACATTCACATGTAGCTGAAGCGTTGCAATATTTGATGTTGCATATAGGTTCTGCTGGCGAGGGTAGATTTATGATAAAAACACGAGAAATAAAAAAGGTTGCAGCAGGAGGGTGGACTTGATAGTATTATTGTATAGTTACCTTCCGACTATGTTATCTTTAATAGTACCCACCTGTTCCTTCCCTCAGGTGGGCACCTAAAAAGAAAGGTATAAAATCATGAAAAGAAAATTTAATTTAATATCAATTAAAACAAACAACGTATATAAATGGATATTAGGATTAATTGTGTTAGAAATAATTTTACATATATGTGAAATAACATTTGACATGTTGCAACATATCCATTTCTATGGATTTGATTTTTGAAGTATGAATTTTTTAGAGGCATTACCATACGAATGGGTTTTAATACTGTTCCTTCACAATGCTGACCCTGCATTGGATGAAAGAATGGTGGGTGCAATAGAGTCTTGCGAGTTGCCTGTTGTAGAAAAAGCTATCGGTGAATATGCCTTTGATACAAAAATGAATAGAGATGAGATATATGGTTGGGGTTGTTATGATAAAAAAATATTTTTACAAAGAAGAAAAGCTAGAAGGGGGATGGGGTTTTATTAATGTTTGATTTTTTTGTTGTAACAATTTGGTTGGAGTTTAATGATAAATTACACCAAAGATATGAGTTTCCTGTAATAAGAACTTGTGATAATCAAGCAATACAAAAAGTTATAAATAAATATGAACAAACTGATGCGGAAATAATAGCTATAAAATGTGTGCCAGATTATGAATTTAAAGCAAATAAATACATATTATCAAATCAGCATAAACATAAATTAAAATATTTTGTTGAAAAGAAAAAATTATTATGAAAGAAAGGAATAAACTATGGAAACTTTAATTGTAGGATTAGTTGTAAACATGTGGACTTTAGCCAACATAGACTTTTTTGCGCAACGTAGTGAAAATGAACGAATGTATAATTGTGAATGGGTTGATGTAGGGTGGCAAAAAACAAACTCTAAAAACCCTAGTATAAATATATTTGGTTATGTTAAATATCTCCATGTGTGTGGAGAAAAATAATACGCTTGCATAGGTACTTGTTCCTATGTATATTTAATTATAAACTATAACGGAGATACATATGCCTAATAAAAACCCAACAGGTTATACAAAACCGTATACTATATATTCAGACAACGAAAAGATGGATACAAGTGGTATGGCAAGTGAACCACCAATGGAAATGACATTCGGAGAAGTTACTGTTCTGACGATAGGCCCTATTACTAAATATGGCAAGGGTGGAAAAGTCTATACGGATAAAAATGATGAAGATACTGTAATAAAAATGAAAGATTTAGAAACGTAATATGGTATTAAAAGTTATAGGTAATGAAGAGTTAGTAAAGCAAGAAAAAGCACTTACTAAACAACAATTGGCCGAAAGGCAAAACCAACCTCTTATATTGGGGCTGGCTGACCATTTGCGTACTTGTTGGGATGCAGCAAGACAAGCTAAAAAACCTATAGAAAATATTATGATAAAAGCACTTCGTCAAAGAAACGGAGAATACGAAGCGGATAAGTTAGCTCAGATTAGCCAACAAGGAGGCTCTGATGTTTACATGATGATTACAGAAGTTAAGTGTCGTGCTGCAGAAAGCTGGCTTAGAGATATATTACTTGACCAAGGTTCGCCCCCGTGGGGGTTAGAACCTACGCCTATCCCAGATTTATCCCCGGGACAGACACAAGAAATAGAACAGGCATTTGCTGAACAAGTTATAAAAACTGTTGAGATAAACGGACAGGCACCAACTCAGGAAGAGATGATTGAATTACGAGAAATGATAACGCAAGATTATCGTTTTAAGTTACTACAAGCTGCAGATAACCGCGCAAAAAAAATGGGTATAAAAATTAGAGACCAGTTTACGCAAGGTGGTTGGGGCGAATCTTTCAATGAGTTTGTAACTGATTTGGTTACATATCCATGTGGTTTTATAAAAGGACCTGTGGTGCGTAGACAAAGGAAGCTTGGGTGGATTTATGAAAACGGAAAAACTTCTGTGGAGGCGGATGAAATTATTGCCCCAGAGTTTGAAAGAGTTGACCCGTTTAGAATTTATCCTGAACCAGGTATAACTAATATTAACGATGGTTACTTATTCCAACATCATCCTCTAAGTCGTTCAGAACTTTCAGACCTTATAGGTGTGCCAGGTTATGACGAAGATGCTATTAGGGAGGTACTTGATATTGGTAGCGGCACATCTTGGTTTAGCGAAGATGTAGAACTTACCAAAGAACAAGAAGAAAGAAAGTTCCATACTTTTAACAAACCGACTACAACTTATGATGCACTAGAGTTTTGGGGCAAAGTAAGTGGCAAGATGTTAAAAGAATGGGGGCTTACTGAAGAAGAAGTGCCCGATGAAGCAAAAGAATATGATGCTAACGTCTGGGCTGTAGGTAACTATATTATTAAAGCAGTATTAAATTATGACCCTTTAGGAGAAAAACCTTATGCAAAAACATCATTTATTAAATGCCCTGGCGCGTTTTGGGGCAAAGGTATACCAGAAATTATTGAAGATTTACAGAACGTGTGTAACGCGGCTGCGAGAGCTTTGGTTAACAATATGGGGATTTCTAGTGGGCCTCAAGTCGAAGTTAACCTTGAGCGTATCCCGCCGAATGAAGACATTACTCAACTTCATCCGTGGAAAATCTGGCAAGTAACTAACGACCCTTTGGGTTCTAGTGCACCTGCTGTTAGATTTACACAACCAGATGATAACGCAAATACATTACTAGGTGTATATGATAAATTTAGTAAACTAGCTGATGACCATTCAGGCATACCATCATATGTTTATGGAGACCTAGATGTAAAAGGAGCTGGTAGAACTTCTTCTGGGTTGTCTATGTTAATGGGGGCAGCTGGTAAAGGTATACGTCAAGTAGTTATGCACATAGATAATGAAGTTATTAAACCTGTTGTCTACAGACAGTTTGTATACAACATGAGATATGATGAAGACGAATCAATTAAAGGCGATGTAAACATTGTACCAAAAGGTGCAGTAAATCTTGCAGTTAAAGAAACTGTAAATGTTCGCCGTATAGAATTTCTTAATGCAACCGCCAACGAAATTGATATGCAAATCGTTGGTAAAGAAGGCCGTGCAGCGATTCTTCGTGAAGTGGCTAAAGGGTTGCAAATGCCTGTGGATGATATTGTTCCATCAAGGGAAAAAGAAAAGTTCCAAGACAAAGTGAAGGCAAAAATGCAACAAACAGCACAACAGCCTACACCAACTCAACCGGACGGTTCCCCTAAAGGTGGAATGGATGGCAACACAGTTAGCAACCGAGACACTGGAGGCGCTGGATGATTAATCCAAAACCAGAGGTTGTTAAGTCTTTAGCGACAGTTAGTCGTTCTTATCCTGAAATTTTAGGATGGTTAAAAGAATGGCGTGACCACGAACTAAAGACATTACCAAGTGTCTTGCAAAACACAGCACTCGCACAGGGGCGGTGCCAAGTTTTGTCAGAAGTAACTAAACTAATAGAACAGTCCCCTGAAACATTTTCAGCAAAGTCAAAATGACGGCTGTTAATTACGCACACCAATAGGAGCGATTATGTCAATACCAAAGCAAGTTAAGAAACAATCAGAGGAAGTACAAGAGTTGTATAAGCAGATTAAAGGAGAACCAGAAGAAGCACAGGCGACAGAAGCCGAGGTTACTACTGATGCACCCGTTGATACTGTAGAAGAACCTAAAACTTCCGACAGTGTGGAAGAACAAGCACCTCAGTCTGAAACGCAAGAGCAAACGAAATCAGACGACCAAGAACCAAAAGAAGATAACTGGCAACAGAAATATAAGTCTTTACAAGGGATGTATAATGCTGATGTTCCCCGTTTAAGTTCGGAGAACAGAAACCTTACTTCTCGTGTTACTCAACTAGAGCAACTGCTAAGTACAATGGAAAAACCTACTGTAAAAGAATCGGCTCAGGCAGAAAAATTAATTACACCTGAAGATGAAAAAGAGTATGGAGATTCTATTAACATTATGAGAAAAGCAGCTCGTGAAGAAATAGCGCAGTTGAAACAACAGATACAACAACTACAAAATGTTGTGCCTCAAGTTCAACAAGTGCAAACACAACAGAAAAAATCTAGTGAGCAAAATTTCTGGAATACTATTGCTAATGAAATACCTAATTGGCAGGACATTAATAACGAAAAAGCTTTTCAAGCTTGGTTGTTAGAAGTTGACCCGCTAACTGGTATTAATCGCCAGACATACTTAGAAGACGCACAACACAACTTAGATGCGAACAGGGTGGTTAACTTTTTTAAAACTTGGGAAGGGGAATTTGGCGTGACGAAAGATGCTCAGATTGACCGTAAGGCTCAACAGTCTCAGTTACAGAAACAAGTGTCTCCAGGAAAAAGTAGAAATAATGGAACAAAAGCTTCTGGACAAACCAAAACATATACTAATGCTGATATTAAAGAGTTTTTCTCTGATGTTAGAAAAGGTAAATATAAAGGTAGAGATGATGAGCGAGGTCGAATAGAACGCGACATTTTTGCTGCACAGCAGGAAGGTCGTATAACCGTTGCTTAATTAACTTAACAAGGAGGTCATTATGGCTTTTGCAACATCACCGGGACACCCGGGATATACAGGAAACTTTATTCCTGAAATATGGTCTGGTAAACTTATTGAAAATTTCTACGATGCTACGGTATTGTCGGCGATTTCAAATACTGACTATGAAGGTGAAATCAAAAATATGGGTGATACGGTTAATATCCGTACTACTCCTGAAGTCACTATTCAAACTTATGTTAAGGGTCAAACTCTATCAGTAGAGA